GATCGCCTGCGTCGCCCCATAAGCCCCCACCACATCCGTCCACGTCGTGACGGAAGATCCCGACAGGCTCAGCGTGTCCGTTCTCTCTGCATCCCACCAGCCAAGGAGGGAGGAGCCGAGAAACTGACTAGGCGAGGCGCTTCCCCGCTGCGAGGTCAGGCCAAGGCCGTTCGACAGCACCGATCGCCGCCTAACGCAGGGCCAGGATGTTGCTGGCGGTCGTGCCGACCGAATAGACGCGGCTGACCATGACCGGCAGCAGGAAGCCCGACGGGACGTTGTAGAACGTTTCCGTTCCGCCCTTGGCGAAGTCGACCTTCAGATTGCCGCCCGTTCCGATCCAGAGCGCGCGGGCGCTGACGTTCCCGCTGTCGCTCGGAGTGACGAGGGAGCCGGTTTCAGCCGGCGAAGAGTCGGTCATAGGCATTGGGGCATCCCCTCAGAAGTCGCAGACGGTCAGGACCCCTTGCGGGTCGGTCCACACAGCCCGTACCGGGCCCATGTTGCCGGCGGGCAGATCCCATTGAACGAGGCAGGCCGCACCGAGCTTGACCGTGTAGTTGTTCGGGCCGACGGGCCCGCGCTCCCCGACCAGCAGATAGAGCGTCCCGGGATCGAAATAGAAGAACCGCGCGCCCGTGCGCTTCCGCGCCCCGAGCACCACACCTTCCGTGGTGGTCGCCGGGAAGGTGGCCGTCCCGCCGCTCACGGCTCAGGACCCCTTCACCGTGCCTTGCAGGCGGCGCGCAGTTTCGGCGCGAAGCTGCCGCAGCGCGTCGTCACGCAGCAGGCGGAACTCGTTGGCGAGAGCGCTGTTGCGCATCTTCACCCGCGCCAGGCGCTCTGCAGCTTCGTAGCAGATCAGGTCTTCGCCGTGGGTGGTCCAGGCGTTGGAGGCGCTGTCCGCATCGAGCGCCGGCTGATCGTAGATGCCAACGGCCGTGATCGTGTAGGCCGCGTTCGGGACCCGATAGAGGTAGAAGACGTCGCCCGTGTAGGCGTAGTCCGTCGGCTGTCCCGTGCCGGCGTTGGAGCCGAGCCAATCCGTGATTTCAACCAGCGTCAGCTTGCACAGCTCGATCAGCTGGCCCCCGATGGTCGCGAAGACGACATCGACCACGCGCAGCCCTTCCGGCGCCGCAACAGTCTCCTGCCCCGCCGTGGCGGTGCTCGTGCCCTTGCCTTCGTTGAACCAGAAGCGTTTCGCCGCGTAGCGCTCAATCGCCCGCGGGATTTCAGCGGCGATGGCCGCCGTGAGGTCGGAGCGGTTCAGCTCCGAGGCGATTCGGCTCTTGAGATCTTCAAGCGTCGCCATGGTCGCCCCCGTGTTCAGATGGAAAGGGCGGCCCCAGCCGAAGCCGAGGCCGCCCGCCCATGGTGTCCGCCGCCGGGCCTAGAGGTCCGGCAGGGTGTAGAAGACGTTGATCACCGCCACGCCCGCGGACGCGGCAGTGCCGCTTTGCGAGTACTTGGCGTAGATCGTGGTCTCAGCGGACGAGCTCATGCGTCCGCCCAGAGTGGCCGGGGCGCAGGAGTAGACGCCCACGGTCCCCTCGGTGACCGAGCTGCCCGAGGTCGACGCATCCACCAGGGCGTCGTTGTCGGCGGCAGTGCCGACGATCAGTACGTTGGTGGTCGCGGCGTTGAAGGCCTGGGTCACGTTCACGACGGTGGACGTGACGACGGCGTTCGCCGGCAGCCGGCCGACTTCCACGGTGGCGTCGGTGTCGATGCCCGTGGTGTTGTACGCAACCTCCTTGCGGAGGTAGTGCAGCTGGTGCTGCGCGTAGCGGCGAGAGTTCGCACCCATCAGTGATGCCCTCCCTTAGACCGGGTTCGCGGCGTAGGTGGGAACCACGATGGTGCCGAAGTCGGAGCTGTTGAAGCGCGACTTCTTGAGGCCCATGATGGTCTGAGCGGACACGCCGTACTCCCGCTCGTAGTCGAACTCGTCTTCGACCCACTCCCACTGCTCGAAGCCCTGGCCCTTGCCGAAGGCGATGACCGCGGCTTGGGCGCCGCAGAGCACGGCCCGGCGGACGCTGGTCTGCGCAGCGCCAGAGGTGGAGTGAACGCCGTTGGTCACGCGCGGCGACTTGTGGAGGATCACGCCGTTGTATTCGCCCAGAGCGCCCGTGTAGATCGGGCTCTTGGACGCGGCGCCGCCCGCCAGGGCCGACTTCTGGATGTCCAGCCATTGGCCGGTGGCGGTGTTCGTCCGCAGATCCCGCGCCTGGTTCGAGTGCAGAAACATCACGTACTTGTCTTCGCCGTTGATCTTCAGCGGGCGGATCATGGGCGAAAGGATCTCCGCCTGGTTCACCGCCTTGTCGATCAGGTCCAGGGTGAAGATCTTCGTCGAGTCGCCGTTGGTGCCCTGGTCGGTCGTCATCCCGGTCGGGCGAACGATGTGGTTCGAGTCCGGCGCCGAAATGTCGTTGTTGCCGTTATAGACGGCCCGCGTCTCAGGCGTGTAGCCGCAGACGTGGTTGAAGAAGATCTGATCGACCCGACCGGCGAACCAGTCCGAAAGCATCGACTTGGCGTTCTCGCGAACGTTCCAGGGCACGCGCTGCCGGCTGATCTTCGACTTCGAGCGGACCGCATTGGCGAGCTCGTTGATGAAGAGGTTGTCGGTGTAGGTGGTCAGGCTCTCTTCGTTGCCTTCGAGCACCTGGCCTTCGGTCACACCGTCACCGTTCAGCTGCATCAGCAGCGTGGAAGTCACGCGGTCGCCCGCGTCCTTCTTGGTTTCGGTCTTCTCCTGCAGGAGGGAATCAGGCCCCTGGCCGATGAAACGCCCGACGTAGGTCTTCTTGAGAGCCTCACGCGCGAGAGCCTTCGACCAGAGCTTGACGGCTTCCGGCGAGTTCACGCCGTAGTCAGTCGCTGCCATGTGGCAAGCTCCATATGGTTGAGGTTGTGGCTGTTCGCGCCGCGTCCGTGCGGCAGACGTTCATCGGCCCTTGGTCGGGATGGCCGCCCGGCCCCGTCCGTGGGGCATACGTGATGGATCGGGGCGATAGAGCCCCAGCGCCCTAGGTTAGGCGCCCAACTCGCGCTCGAGCCGGCGCGCACGCTCGGCCAGCTTCTCGAAGGCCCGGTCAAATGCCGCGCCCTTGAGGTTGGAGATGGCCTCCATGTTCAGTTCACCCGACTGCGCTCCGCCAGCGCCGGCCAGCGGGTTCGCCGCCTTCTGCCCGCGCTCGATCGCGTCCAGCTTGGCCGCGCCGCCTTGGGCCGCGTAGCCGGCCCGCTTGGCCAGGGTGTAGACGATCTCGGCCGGGTCCTTGCCGGCGTCGAAGGCGCGCTTCGCCCGGGCCAGGAACTCGGACATAACCAGGTTGTGGGCTTCGTCGTCGGTGTAGCCCGTGTCGGTGTATTCGGCCTTCTTGGCCGCGTAGAGGTGTTCCACGGCCGCGTCATAGTCCGGCGTCGTGTCGCGGAAGTCGTTCTCGAACTCCTCGACGCGCGAGACGATCGCCTGCACCGCCTGCGCTCGCTCGCGCTGTTCCGCCTGCTGCTCGGCCTGCTTTTCGCGCTGCTGCTCCGCCGTAGCCAGCAGGCTCTCGACGTACTGCAGATAGCCCACCGGATCTTCTTCCGGGTCAGGTCGGCCGCCAGCGGCCTTCTCGGGCTCGCCGGCCACCATGCGGCGTTCAATCTCGGCCAGGCGCGCCTCGACTTCCTGGGCGCGCTGCTCGGCCTGCCGGCGGCGCTCGCGCTCCTGCCGGGTCGCCGCCTTCTGATCGTTCCAGCGCTTCTGGATCTCTTCGGTGCTGAGCGGCGGGCGTTCCGCGCCGGCCTTCTCGCCCTCTGCGCCCTCGCCTTCCGGGCCTTCCTCGTCGCCCTGGGCGCCGTCGGCCCTCAGGTCGCCCGGGCCTTCGCTGGCGAGCCGGGCAGCCTCAAATTCCTGTTCAAACGACTCAGCGCCCCCTTCCGGGGCGTCGTGCGCTTCGCTCATGCGGTAGTTCCTGCGCCTGTCCGCCGGCGCTCACGTATTCCCCGTCCGTGGGGAAGCGGTGTGGCGGCTATGCCGCCTTAGCCTTGAGGTCCGGCCGGGATCGCCCCGCCGCCCGTAATCGCTGCGCCAGGTCCGCCAGGAACCCAGCCGAACGCTTGGGCGAGCTGCGCCGCCTCGGCCTCTTTCACGGAAGCCTCCGCAGCGGCTTGCCGGCCCTCGCCCTGCGCCTTCGCGGCCTTGCCTTGCTGCTCTGCGAGCGCGGCCTGCTTGCCAGCCTCGGCCATCGGGTCCGGAGGCGTCTGCGCCTGCTTCTGGAAGGCCTGCTTGAACTTCTCGACGATCGACGCCGGGAACGGCGAGTACTCGAGGAGTACCGTCCACTCTTCGGGGCCCAGCTCCTTGAGGATCGGCTGCAACTGCATCGCCGTGGCCCACACGCGTTCCTTCTGATTGGGCCCGGCCTCGCTCTCGTCCACGACGACGTCGAACTTTTGCGTCTCGGGGTCCATGGCGAGTGGAACGTAACGCGCCGCGCCGTCCTGCCCGATGATCCGGACAAGGTAGCCCGGCGGCAGGTAGCGCATCAGCTTGAGGAGGAGCCCGCCCTGCATCTTCCGATAGCGGCGCAGGCTGTCGAAGAACGCCGCAAGGATGCCGTAGGCGGCCCGCTTGCGCTGATCCTCGAGGACGCCCGGCTGCTCACGCTGGACGAGCCCCATCAGCTCTTGATTGACGCCCGTCGACTTCGCAATGGCGCCGCTGGCGAGCTCCATCAGCCGCTCCATGCCCGCCGGGTAGGCGGTGGCGTGCTTCTGCTGGATCTTGCCTTGGGTTAGGGCGCCCTCCGGAACGAGCGTCACCTTGTCGGCGCGCGCCAGGGAATCCTCGAACTGGCGAACGTCGTCGATCGCGCCGTCTTCCGCCAGGACGCCACCCTTCGTGGTGTGCGCCACGATATGGATAATCTGGCTGAAAAAGCTGTTCGCCCACTTCTGGGGGTCCATCATCAGCCGCATCAGGCCGAACCAGACCCGCTTGTTGCGGTCGCGCTTGCCCGTGATCGCCTTGTAGGTGAACTCGCCGTCGGGCAGCTCGTCGACCTGCAGGAGTTGTTCGCCGGCCGTGAAGGCGCGGTAGAATTTGCGCCGGACCACACGAAGCACTCGGATGCCGCCCGACTTCAGCGCGTC